TACTGATACAGCAACTTTCTTTGGCAATTGGATGCGTCAAACACAGAGTGTAATACAATCAAATCCTAAAATAAATTATGTAAGAGTAGTTAGTGATACCTGCTATATTCCTAAGGACTTTGCTAAATACGATAACTTACAGCACATGAATATTAGAGAATTTCTAAAAATTCTCGAAGAAAATGAGTAAAAAAATAAAAACTGGCCAGTTTTCGGCCTATTTCTACGTACTTTTTCTATAATTATGTAAATATATAATGACAGCCCCACACCGGTATGGTGTGATATACATTTATAGGAGAAAGTAATGGCAGATCGCAGTAAATTTGAAGAAATGCTTGAACTTCTTGTCAATGAAGACAGAGAAGCGGCAGAAGCATTGTTCCACGAGATTGTGGTAGAAAAATCAAGAGATATTTATGAATCACTTCTAGAAGACGAAGAAGTCGAAGAAGAAACTGATGAAGCAGTAGATGAAGCATCAGACGAAGAAGTAGATGAATCAGAAGATGACCTAGACGAAGCAACTGACGAAGAAGTTGATGAGTCAGACGAAGAAGTTGAAGAAGGCTTTGACCTAGACGAGTTTGAAGTAGAAGCAGACGACGACATGGGCGGAGACGCAACTGACGACATGATGGCAGACCTAGGCATGGACGACGAAGAAGGTGAAGAAGGCGACATGGACGACGAAGGTGAAGAAGGCGATATGGAAGATCGTGTTGAAGACCTAGAAGATGCGCTAGAAGATCTAAAAGCAGAATTTGAAAAAATGATGGCAGGCGACGACGACATGGGCGACGACGATGAAGAAGCTGAAGAAGAAGCTTTTGCATTCGAAGACGAAGAAGTCGAAGAAGCAGCTGACGAAGAAGTTGAAGAGTCAGATGAAGAAGTTGAAGAAGCAACTGATGAAGTTGAAGAAACAGCAAAAACAGCTGGCGAACAAATGCGTGAGTATGTAGAAAAAGTTAATGGCGGTGGCTTAGATGCTGCTAAAATTGGCGGAGACAACGGCGCAAACGCAAAATCACCTGTAGCTGGTAAAAACGACATGGGCGGAACAGCTTCAAATCTTAACCAAGGTAAAGATAACGAAGCAGGTGATCATGCAGGACTTGGCGATTTAAATGCTAAAGAAGATGACGCTGGAAACAGAAATAAACCAGGCGGCATGAGTGCAAAGAAAGGCATGAAAAACGAGCCAGGCCACGGAGCGGAAAAGAAAGGCAAAGCACCTGAAAAGCCAGGCGCAGATAGCCCAATTGGAAGCTAAAAATAAGGAAGTTTGAATGAGAAACTTACGAGAGCATTTGACATTTGATCAAGCACAAATTGTGCTTGAAGAAGCAAACGAAGGCAAAGATCTTTACATGAAAGGTATTTGTATCCAAGGTGACGTTCGCAACGCTAATCAGCGAGTGTATCCTGTAAATGAAATAGGCAGGGCTGTCAAAACTCTCAATGATCAATGTAAGAACGGATTTAGTGTTCTCGGAGAAGTTGATCATCCGGAAGGCCTTAATATTAACTTAGACCGTGTAAGCCATATGATTACAGATATGTGGATGGATGGACCAAACGGTTATGGAAAACTTAAAATTTTACCTACCCCGATGGGAGGCTTAGTTAAAACAATGCTAGAAGCAGGTGTTAAACTAGGTGTCTCATCGAGAGGTAGTGGTAATGTATCGGAAGATGGACAAAACATCGTATCTGATTTTGAAATAATCACCGTGGACGTTGTGGCACAGCCTAGCGCCCCTGGTGCATACCCAACACCAATTTATGAACATTTAATGAATGCTCGCGGCGGGTATAAGGCATACGAATTAGCACAGGCAACTAAACATGATAACAAGGCACAAAAGTATCTAAAGGAATCGTTGATTAACATAATCAACAAACTCCAATAAACCAGGAGAAAGTAATGATAGATGCACTGAAAACACTTTTCGAAAACGATGTAGTTTCAGAAGAGATCAGAGCACAAATTGAAGAAGCTTGGGAAAGCAAAGTTGCTGAAAACCGCCGTGCTGCAACTGCTGAACTTCGCGAAGAATTCGCAAAGAAGTATGAGCATGATAAAAGTACAATGGTAGAAGCAATTGATACAATGCTTTCAGAGCGCCTAGCAGAAGAAATTGCAGAGTTTGCAGAAGATCGTAAAGGTCTTGCAGAAGCAAAAGCAAAATATGCAATTGCAATGCGTGAAAACGCAGATCTTCTAAAAGGCTTTGTAGTAGAACAACTACAAAAAGAAATTCAAGAACTACGTGCAGACAAAGTAGCAATGGCTGAAAATTACAGCAAGCTAGAAGAGTTTGTCGTAGAAGCTCTGGCAGGTGAAATTGCCGAATTTAACGAAGATAAAAAAGATTTAGCTGAAACAAAAGTACGTTTAGTACGTGAAGCTAAAGCTCATGTTGCAAAAGTCAAAGCAGACTTTATTGCAAAAAGTGCGAATATTGTATCTGAAACAGTTAGCAAAACTCTTAACAAAGAGATTGCAGCTCTTAAAGAAGATATTGATACAGCACGTTCAAACGACTTTGGTCGTAAGATTTTTGAAGCATTTGCAAGCGAGTATATGACTTCTCACTTAAACGAGAAATCAGAAACAAACAAACTTCTAAAAGTTCTTGACGCAAAAGACAAGCAACTTGCAGAAGCAAAAGCATTTGCAGCGAAAGCAAAAACTATTGCAGAATCGACTAACGCAGAGAAAAAGCGTTTAGAAGAATCTGTACGTAGAGAAAAAGTTCTAAATGATCTAATTGCTCCACTAGCAAAAGATCAAAAAGAAATTATGACAGACTTACTGGAATCAGTTCAAACAAACAGACTACAATCTGCGTTTGACAAATACCTACCAGCCGTTATTGACGGTAAAGGTCCAGCAAAGCAGAAGGCAGTATTAGCAGAGGCAAAAGAAGTTACAGGCAACCGCGAAACAAATTCGCAAACTAACGTTAGTAGTAAGGCAGATGATGGAAATGTTTTAGACATTCGTCGTCTAGCTGGATTAAATTAAGGAGATAATAATGTCAGAACTACTAGAAAGTCGCTGGCAGGACACGAAGACAGCACTTCTTGAAGGCCTACAAGGCAACAAAAAGTCAGTTATGGCAGCTACACTAGAAAATACTCGCAAGTATTTGAGTGAAACTGCAACAGCTGGTGCTACTTCTGCCGGTAATGTCGCAACTCTTAACAGAGTTATTTTACCAGTTATTAGACGTGTAATGCCAACAGTCATCGCAAACGAGCTTGTTGGTGTTCAGCCAATGACAGGTCCAGTGGGTCAAATCCACACACTACGTGTTCGCTATAGCGACACAGTAGGTTCAGGTGCATCAGGTGCAACAGCAGGTGAAGAAGCTCTAAGCCCATTCAAAATTGCTGAAGCATACTCAGGTGACGGCACAAACGCACCAGCACCAACAGCGAGCCTAGAAGGTTCAGCTGGTAACAGACTAAGCATCCAAATCTTGAAGCAAACAGTCGAAGCGAAAACACGCAAACTAAGCGCACGTTGGACATTCGAAGCTGCTCAAGACGCTCAGTCACAGCATGGTATTGATGTTGAAGCAGAAATTATGGCTGCTCTAGCACAAGAAATTACTGCTGAAATCGACCAAGAAGTTCTATCTTCACTACGTACATTAGCAGGCGGTGCAGTTGAAACTTACGACCAAGCAGCAGTTTCAGGTACAGCTACATTCGTTGGTGACGAACATGCAGCACTTGCAGTTCAAATCAACCGTGCAGCAAACCTAATTGCACAACGCACACGTCGTGGTGCAGGTAACTTTGCAGTTGTTAGCCCATTTGCGCTAACAATCCTACAAAGTGCTACAACTTCAGCATTTGCACGTACAACAGAGGGTTCTTTTGAAGCACCTACAAACACTAAGTTTGTTGGTACTCTAAACAACGCAATGCGTGTATATGTAGATACATATGCAGGTGACGGCACAAACGTACTAGTTGGATACAAAGGTTCTTCAGAATCAGACGCAGCAGCATTCTACTGCCCATATATCCCACTAATGAGTTCAGGTGTTGTCCTAGATCCAGGCACATTCGAGCCAACAGTTTCGTTCATGACACGTTATGGATATGTTGAGCTATCGAACACTGCTTCATCTCTAGGTAACGCAGCTGACTACTTAGCAAACGTTGCTATCACAGATGGAAACGTAAGCTTCTCATAAGAGATAGTTTAATGATTAAACCATTAACAGGCCCTTCGGGGCCTGTTTTACTGATAAGTACTACATGGATATTAGTGTAGAAAAAACTCCCAAACAAAAACTAAGTCAATATGCAGTAGATACAGCAAGTAGTGTAAGTATTACGCATTTGCCTAACGCTCACCTATCTTTAGTAAAAGATGCAGCAATTGCATTAAACGATCAAGCAGGTTGTGCAAAGGCAGTTGCACATATTGCTGCACGTAATTTACAAAGCGAAAGCGAATTACATGAAAATTGTATTGCTATGCGTAAAGCAGGCGTTGATAAAGTGTTGCTTATTGGCGGTAGCACATACG